ATGAATGGCAAGGTGATCGTGGGCGCCGCTGGCGGCACGACCCTGGAGCAGCTGCCAGGTGGCCCCGTCCGCGTGAACACCGTGGGCATCGCCAGCGGTTCCATCGACCACGGCGTCTTCGGGTACTACAAGCTCTGGACCCCGGATAAGCGTTACGTGGTGTCCGTCGTGGACGTGCTGAGCGCCTGACGTATGGCTCAGATCGGATGGGTGGAGACTGACCGGCTGGAGGTACTCTGGCCGGCCAGTCTCCAGCTTGACCCCGAGGCCCTGGAGTGGATCATGCAGGGCGCCTACGAGGCGTGCAGCGCCGTGGCGCCGGCGCCCCAGCTGGACAACATCGGCCAGCCGGTCATCCCGTTTAGCTGGCGCCTGGCCCAGGTGATGCAGGCCAAGCACATCTGGTCCAGGCTGCGCGGCGGCAACGCTGAGCAGGTTGGCCCTGACGGGTACGCCATCAGCACGTTCCCGCTGGTCCTGGAGGCGCGTTCGCTGCTGCGGCCCAAGCGCCCAGCGTTCCAGGGGCTGCGATGACGACGCCGGCCGAGTTCGAGACAGCGCGAGAGCAGCTGGCGGCGCACCTGGCCCAGGACTGGCCAGAGTTCGCGGTCTACCCCTACGTGATGCACCCCGAGAACGTGAGCCACGGCCATCCCGTGGTCAGCGTCTACCGGGAGAGCCTGGGGCGCGAGGGCAAGGCCCTGGCGCACCATCTGCGCCTGGACGTGTTCGTCAGCGGCCAGGACGGCACCGAGGCCGAGAAAGAGGCTGACGATGCCCTGGACGCCGTGCTGCTGACCATCCAGCGCCTGGCCGGCGCCGTGACCTGGGGAGAGTGCCGGCGCGTGACGTTCGGAGACCCCGGCAGCGGCCAGTATGCCGGCTACACCATCAGCGCCACGGCATACAGCCGTGACGTGTACCAGCAGACCGTCCTGGGCGAGCTTGCCCAGCCGGCTGCCTGACCAAGAGAGAGCAGATGACCACCCATAACCCTGTCATCATCAGCAACGCCCAGCTGACCCTGGATGACATCACGTTCGGTGATGCCATTGACCAGGTGCAGCTGGTCCCGAGCTACACCACCACCAAGTGGAAGCCCGTTTCTGGCAACGCCCAGACCAAGGTGGGCGCCCTCGAATGGGTGCTGAACCTGAACGTGGGCCAGGACTTCGCGGCTGGCGGCCTGTACCACAAGCTGCTGACCGAGCACGGCACAGACGTGACGTTCAAGGTGGAACCGCTGGGCACCGGCGTGGGCCAGCCCTCTATCTCCGGCACCGTGACGCTTTCGGCTGCCAACGCCCTGGGCGGCAAGACTGACGAGGTGGCCACGGCCGGCACGGCGCTGGGCGTCAAGGGCCAGCCCGTCATCACCTGGGGCGCTGCTACCCCGTAATGGTCCTGAAAGCTGGCCCTTCGCCTGAATCCCTGGCCGAGCTTCGCGCCACCGTCCTGGCCATGAAACTCATGGGCAAGACGCTGCGGTCCGAGGTCAACAAGGCCACGCGGGAGCAGGGCAACGAGATTTTCCGAGGTCTCATCAACACCAGGGCCGGCACCAAGCTGGACCAGGCTGTCCTGGCCAAGGGCGCCAGGGTAGCTGCCGGCAACCCTCCCAGGCTCATAGCGGCATCGAGCAAGAGAGCGGTTCGCGGCGGCACCCTGGTGCCCGACAGGACGGGCCGATCCTTCGAGTTCGGCACCAAAGACCAAGAGGCGTTCAAGACATACGAGCGCAAGAGCCGCAACGGCGGCACCCACACCGTCACGCGGCGCACCAGGCGCCAGCTGCCCAGCTTCCAGCAGTCAGGGCGCGTGATCTTCCCAGCCGTGGCAGACGCGATGCCGCGCCTGGTGAGCCTGTGGGTGCAGCTGGTGGCACGAAAGACATTGGACGCCTTCGAGGGCAAGAGCAGTAGTTAGGGGCGCGGCCGAGTGGCCATCAAAGTTGACTTTCTGAGCGATGTTCGCCAGTTCCTGCGGGGCACCGGCGACGTGGCCGACGCCCTGGACAAGGTGGCCGATGACCTGGGAGACCTGGGCCAGGATTCCGAGCGAGCGGCGGACAAGGCCAGCGATGCCCTGGGCGATGGCTTCAAGTCTGGCGGCAAGGATGCCCAGCACGCCCTGGACAAGGTGAGCGATGACCTGGACACCACCGGCAAGGATGCCAAGACCCTGGAGGATCGCGTATCGGCTGCCTTCAAGGGCATGGCGGCTGACTCGAAAGCGGCCAGCGACAAGATCAAGACCGGCCAGAAAGAGGCTTTCGACGAGGCCGGCAAGGGCGCGGAAGAGTTCAAAGACGAGGCAGCCGGCACGGCACGCGAGGCGGCGGCGAGCTTCGACGGCAGCGCCGAGTCCATAACCGACGTGTTCCAGGAGGTGGCTGCTAACGCCTTCGCCGGCTTTGGGCCGGCCGGCGCTGCGGCCGGCCTGGCGGCAGCCATCGGCCTGGGCATGGCCATCGCCCAGTTCCAGGCCGGCGCCGAGGCGGCCACCGAGATGAAGCAGCGTAGCGCTGACCTGGCGGACCAGATCCTGGAGGCCGGCGGCGATATCAAGGACGTGGACCTGGGCGGCATCATCACCAGCTGGGGCAAGGAAGTGCTGGAGGACAACTGGGTAACTTTCTGGACGAACGAGGCCACCACCAAGATCCAGGAGACGGCCAAGGACGCCAAGGCAGCCGGCGTCAACGTCGTGGATGCCATCAAGGCAGCGGCCGGCAGCGCCGATGACAGCCGAAAGCTGCTGGACGGCACGGCCGACGCCTACCAGAAGCTGACCAAGAAAATCGAGGAACACACCACCGTCACCAATGAGGGCGTGCCCATCTATGACGACACGGCCAAGGCTGCCCAGAAGCAGCGCGATGCCCTCTCAGACCTGCGCGGCCAGGCTGAGGAGAACATCAAGACAACCGGCGATGCCGTAGAGATTGCAGACCTCGAGAAACAGGCCCTGGAGGGAACCGCGGGGGCTGCCGACAAGGCACGCCAGGCGCTGGAGGACAAGGCCAGGGCCACCGAGGACAACGCCAACGCGGCGATATCGGCCTACACGGCTGACGCTGACCTAACCGAGTCCTATCTAGAGGGCATCAAGGCAGTGCGCGAGCACGGCAGGACGCTGGACACCAACACCGAGGCCGGCCGCGCCAACCAGCGCACCCTGGCGGACATGGCCCAGGCCACGAATGACTACATTCAGCGCCAGGTGGACGCTGGGGCGCCCACCGAGACCCTGACGGCCAAGCTGGCGGACCAGCGCGGCCTGTTCATCGAGGTGGCCGAGGCAGCCGGCCTGACCAGCGAGGAAGCCAACAAGCTGGCGGACAGCATGGGGCTGGTGCCGGCCAAGGTGGAAACGATGGTCCAGGCCCACGGCACGGAAGAGGCCAAGGCCAAGGTGGAGGACGTGGCCAAGCCACGCCAGGCAGACGTGAACGTGGAGGCCAAGGGCGCCGACAAGGCCCAGGGCGCCGTGGACGGCGTGAAAGACGGCCAGGCCAATGTCAACGTCACCCAGCAGGGCGCCGAGACTGCCCAGGCCCAGGTAAACGCCGTCCAGGGCAAGACCATCGCAGTCAACGTCGTGGACGAGGGCGATATCGCCACCATCCAGCGCGACATCAACAACCTGAAGGGGCGCGAGGTAGAGATCAACGTCGTGGACGGCGGCGATATCCCTACCATCCAGCGCGATATCAACAACCTGAAGGGCACCACCGTGGACGTGAATCTGCGGATCGCCAACAAGTGGGAGTTTCAGCGAGACCTGGACGCCCTGGCGGCTGACAGGACCACCTGGGTGACCGTGAACCAGCGGCGAGGCGAGGTAGTTATCCCGTGACCATCACACTTACCCCATCGCCGGCCACCGGCAGCGTCCAGCTGTCCATCAGCACGGCTGCCCAGGTAACCCGCGTCCAGCGCACTGACCGCAATGGCACCTATGACCTACGTGTCCAGGCCGGCCGGCTGCCCTACCAGGCCGGCCTGACCGTCCAGCGGCGCAACCTGTGCACCAACCCAGGCGCCGAGGTCAGCACGGCCGGCTGGAGCGGCAACGCAGCCACCGTCACCCGAGATACCACCTGGTACTCATCCGGCACGGCGTCATTCAAGGTCACACCTACGGGCACGGGCGGCACCGGCAGCGATATGCGGGCCGGCAGCACCAGCACGTTCCCGTTCGGCATGGCCCCAGGCAAGACCTACACACTCTCAGCTGCCATGCGGCTGGCAGCGCCCCAGGCTGTGGCTACGCCTGACGCAAGGGCGCGGCGCATAGTCCTGTACTACAGCACCAATGGCACCAGCTTCACGAGCGTGAGCGGCGCTCAGCTGCCCAACGTGGCCGGCCAGGCGACGGCGCGAGCTACATGCACCATCACCATCCCAGCCAACGCCACCGGCGCCCTGGTGCTGCTGGGCTGCGGTTCGGACCAGGCGGCCGATGCCATCTGGTGGGACCAGATACTGCTGGAAGAGGGCGCCCAGGCCGGCGTGCCCTTCAATGGCGATACGCCTGACACCGTGGACGGCACATACGCCTGGGACGGCCCAGCAGGGCTGAGCGCGAGCACCTACAGCGTGCCGGCTGACGCCCTGGTCCTGGACGACTACGAGGCCAACGGCACACTGACGTACACGGTGGACACTGCGGCCGGCACGCTGACCGCTGCGGGCCAGCTGGCCCTGGATACGCCCTGGCTGGGCGTGCCAGTCATGCCCCAGCTGTCAGCCCAGGTGGAGACCATCACCGGCTACAAGGCCGGCGTGGCCACCAAGAGCACCGTGGTGGAACCTGACGGCCGGCGAGACCCCGTAGTCATCATCAGGGGCGCCAGCACCAGGCGCGGCACGCTGGGCATCTGGGCCGGCGAGAGCTACCAGGACGCCAGGGCGCTGCTGTCCCTGGTCCAGCGCGGCCAGGTCATCATGCTGCGCCAGGCCGAGCACGCCGGCGCCGACATGTTCTTTATGCCCCTGGGCGCTGACCTGGACACCCTGGCCGAGGACGGCCAGGCCACCATCTGGGGCGTGTCCATCGAATACGTGGAGGTCAGCCGGCCACCAGGAGACCTGGCCGGCGCCCTGGGCTGGACCTGGGGCGCCCTTCGAGACAGCTACAGCACCTGGGGCGAGGTATTCGCTGCCTACGCCACCTGGGCTGACCTACGGATTGACAGGACCAAATGAGCATCACTGACCCCTGGCTGCCTGACGCTGCCGAGCTTTACCGGCAGTCTCACGAGCAGCGGCACCGGCTGACGCTGACGCTGCCCAGCGGCGTGGCCTATGACACCACCGTCCTGGCCGGCCGGCTGGCCGTGGCTGAGGACTGGTCACCCTACGCCCAGCTGCGGGCCACCATCGCCAACGTGTTTACGGCTGAGCAGCTGGCCCAGCTGGACCCACGCGAGGGCGCCGGCGTTCACGTCCAGCTGGAGGCCGGCTACATCTTCGACGGCGGCACCACCGAGGACGTTCACCCGATCTTCGACGGCTACTTGTTCTCACGCGAGGTCAAGAGTCCTGGCGGCACCGTGGACCTGGTGGCGTACAGCCATGACGGCCGCGCCCACGATGCCGGCTGGCTGAGCACCGACGCTTTCAAGACGTTCCAGGGCGTCACCGAGGCTGTCCAGTACTGCGCTGACTACAGCGCCGGCTGGCCGGCTGAGGCGCCCGTCCTGGTCGAAACGTCCCTGGGCATGGGGTACCGGCCTGACCTGGTCCAGGCGCTGCCCTTCGAGGCCGGCCGGCTCATGTGGGACATCGTGAAAGAGCTTGGGCTATTGGCCGGCGTCAGGATCTATGCCGACGAGACCGGCCTGTGGGTGATCGCGCCCAAGAGCACCGAGGCCGGCGAGACGGCGGCCTGGCTGACCGCTGGCGGCGGCGGCACCGTGGACAGCAGCACCGATGCCCTGGCCCTGGACGACTATTACAGCGCGGCCGTGCTGACCTACAGCTGGCGCGACGCTGCCGGCAATGACCAGAAAGTGGTGGGCATCTATGGCACGCCAGGCGCCAAGACCTACGTGGGCGAGCGAACAGGCCCTGTCACCCAGGGCCAGGCGGATATGGCAGCCCAGGCCCTGGTCACAGGCACTCTCAGCTACGGCGATTCCTACGAGTGCAGCGGCATCGCGGCCTACTGGCTGAGGCCAGGCCACACCGTCCAGGTGACCCTGGCCAACGGCACCGAGGCGCGGCATATCGCCCGCTCGATTGACTTCGACTTCATCAACGGAACCATGACGGTTGCCACCCGGCAGCCGGCCAACACAGGAGCGTAACGAGTGGCCACCACCCAGAAGCGGCTGTATCCCTACCCCGGCGTGAATGACGCCCCAGACGGCCCGTACAGCTTCCAGAAGATGGCCGAGGCCATAGACACCGACGTGGACGGCATCGCCGGCCGCGTGACCAAGCTGGAGAGCGCGCCCAGGATGGTGCGCTGGTTCCGCAACACTGCGCACAGCTACGCCCCAGGCGGCACGGGCGGCTACTGGGGACCAGGCACGATGACCCTGGACACCGGCGCCCGCTGGACCAAAAACCATGACTTCTCCACCTGGACGGCCAACGACTACTGCGATATCAGCAAGAGCGGGCTGTACTCGATCACCTACGGCATCATGGGCGGCGCCGTGGCGCCGTCCGGCGAGGTCTGGATCTTCGTCTATAACGGCGCCCACACCACCCAGCTGGAGGGCTTCGCCCAGAAAGAGCTAAAGACCACCACGTCCTGGGGAATGACGCTCAATTCTGGCCCCGTCTATATCAACGCCGGCGAATCAATCCGGCCGTGCATCCAGAATATCGGCGCCACCTGGAACGTAAATCTTTCGTACCTGCGAATCGTCAAGCACAGCGACTAATCAAGAAAGCACCCAAATTGCATATCTTCGCCAGATTCATCAAAGAGCAGCTGGGCAAGACCCACGGCATTCCCCCGTATATCGGCCAATGCGTCATGCTCTTTTGGTATTGGAACAAGTTCTACGGCACCAACGAGCCGTACAGCGCCCCAGGGGCGTGCAACCTGTTCACGACCACGGCCGGCCAGCCGTACATCTGGGACAGCTTCGAGCGCCTGGCGCCCAGCCAGCTGCGCCCTGGCGCCTGGACCATCTGGAGCGGCACGAGCGGCGCCTACCCCAACGCCGGCAGCGGCCATGTGGCGCTGCTGGTGAAGCTCAACGGCAACGGCACCGGCCTGTTCTTCACTGAGAACCCTGGCCCTGCCCAGCTGGTCACCCTGTCCCTGGCCGGCATCATCGGCGGGCTGCTGCCCAAGGGCGTGGGCGCCTGGGACGGCAGCCTGGACGACGGCGCCACGGCCGTCAGGCACGTCACCAACACTGTGGCCTACGCCAGGACGGCGCCCAAGAGCACGGCGCCGGCCGCGCCCGAGTACCCCGAGGGCATCGCCCAGGGGGCGCCCCTGGCCGTCCGTGGCTACGTCCAGGGGCAAGACCCCTATGGGACTGGCGATGATGCCTGGTACGTGACCCAGAGCGGCTATTACGTCTGGGCCAACGCTGCCGGCAATGACCTGGCCGGCCTGGCTTTCCTGGGGGCAATGCGATGACCAAGACCACTGTGGCCCAGACCGGCGCTGCCGGCGCTGCCATCATCATGCTGGCCTGGGCGCTGTCCCTGGTGGGCATCGATATGCCGGCCGAGGTCCAGACCAGCGGCGCCGTCGTGCTCATGTGGGTGGCGTCCATCCTGGGCGTCACCGATCGCACCAAGGGGAAATACGAGGCATGACAGAGACCGAGGACGCGGCGCCGGCAGCGGCCGGCACGACGGCCGTAGAGCTGGCCAGGCTGTCAGGGCAGCTACAGCAGTTCATGATTGGGGTGGAGCGCCGGCTGTCCACCCTGGAGAGCAACGGCGACAGGTGGGCCGGCCGCTGGTCTCCCATCCTGGCCGGCGTGGCGCTGGTGGTGGCCCTGGCTGAGAAAGTGCCCTGGCGCTAGTTTGTAGGAACCCAACAGGCCGGCCATCGTCGAGCTCGAGAACGAAACCGCAGAATCACGCGGGACGGCTTGCCCTGGTCAACTGTGGAGACCCTACAAAGACAGCGCCCCTGTTGGTCCTGGAGAGATCCAACAGGGGCGCTGCCGTCCGTCTAGCCTATCTGTCATCAGGTGCGACCTGTCGGCCGGCACTCTGGGCGCATACAGCAGTACCAGGCGCCCGTGGTGGTGTCCTGGTCCCAGCCCGTCAGGACGGCTGCCAGGCGGGCTTCGTGGCCGTCGTGTGGCGGCACGCCAGCGGCCAGCTGCGCTGCTGACCTGGCGAAAGCGTAGCCACACTGAGAGCACACCACCGGCGCGGCCAGCATCCTGGCCAGGGCAGGACTCATGACGCTGCCTCTGAGAACAGGGGCGCCAGCGGCACGTCAACATACAGCGGCGCTGCCGTGGTCACCTGGGGCAGCTGGTCCGTCCTGGGGCGCCCTGCTGTGGGCGCTGCCAGCCCGAGCAGCCACCAGGCCGGCACGCCGTAGGTAACCTCCACCCTGGTGGCGAAACCGATAAGGTCACGCGGCCGCGCCCTGTCTGTCTCGTAATGCGCCAGCTGACTGTCAGACACCCCCAGCGCCGCTGCCATATCCACCACGGTCAGGCCGGCATCGCGCCGCACCTTCCGCAGTCGATCCCCCAATGTCCATTCGGGCACTCTCATTTCCATACCAAACACCTAAGCATTCCTAATCGAACCTGAACAGAGGACACGCGACACATGCAGCGTTTTGCCAGCTTCCACGGCAGTGCTGCTGACGGATGCTTAGATATCTCTCGTGACTTCATCTCTACCCAATAACGGCGGCGACAAGCACGTCAGCATCAGCCAGGCGAGCCGTATCCTGGGCTGCCACCCCGAGACCCTTCGACGCTGGGAACGCGCCGGCAAGATCCGCGCCGGCCGCACACCAGGGCGCCAGCGCCGCTATAACGTGGCCGATCTTCGGGCGCTGCTGGGCGGCAACGCATGAGCGCCGAGGCGTCCGAGGGCGTCCAGAAGGTCTACCGGCGCGGGAACGTCGTGGTTCCCAATCACGCGGTCTATAACCAGTCTCTGAGCTTCAACGCCCTGGGCGTCCTGGTCTGGCAGCTGGCACGCCCCGAGGGCGCGAGCCTGGGCTACCGGCAGATGCTCCGGCCTGGCGTGGGCCAGAAAGCCATCCTGGGCGCCTTCGATGAGCTATGGCACGCCGGCCATCGGTACTGGTTCAACTACCACCAGACCGTCAACGGGCGCCCCAAGCTGTTCACGGCCGTCTACGTGTTCGAGGATCCCGTAAGCCTGGAAGAGGCCCAGCGCCACCACTACACCGAGACCGGCACCGTGGCCATCCTGCCCAAGCGATACCGGCCGGCCGAGCCTGAGACCGAGACCGTGAACGAGGTGGGTAGCACACCCACCGACGAGGACGCAAGTAAGGGTACCCTTGCAAGCCTTCACCGTGCACACTCCAGCGATGACCGCAAACACGGTGCACAAACTAGACGCTCTGCTGTAGTTCCAACCACTGGCGCGGGAGAAAACATAGGCGGGGGGGCAGCTGACGCTGAAAACGGCACCCAGGCCCTGCCATCACAGGGCGCTGGGCATCAGACCAATGACGCGACGAGCACGCGGGCACCGAGGCTTCACAAGACCCCAGAGCAGCTGGAGACCAACAGGCGTGGCATTGCAGCGGTACGAGCCGCTATGGCCCAGATGAGAGACCAGGACGCTGCCACGGCACCGGCCGCTGGGCGCAAGAGAGTAGGGCGCTCCGCGCCGGCTAAGAGGATGGGTGGGGCGTCATGACAGGACATTCCCGGCGCACCATTGCCCTGGCACACCTGGAGGATGCCAGGGCCATCACTGACGCCTATGAGGTCTGCTTCCGTCGTGCTGCTGACGAGTTGGCCAGGCTGGCGGCCGAGGACGCGCCCGAGCACGCCAGGCGGCGAGCACGCGGCCGGCTGGTGGCAGCGCGAGAGCAGCTGGAGGCAGCACAGTACCGAGAGATCCGGGGGGCATGGTGAGAGCAGATAGGCGCTACGCCCTGAGCGCCCAGGAGTTCCAGGCGCTGGCCAGGACGGAAGCCTGGGCAGCCGAGTACATCGAGCAGCGGCGGGCCAGGGGGGTGCCGGCTGCCGGCACCTGGCGGGCTGACCTGGTGGGCCACGATGACTGACGCCCTGTTCCAGATGGAACCGCTGCCACGCCCCGAGCGCCCGAGCCAGGCAAGCGGCCGGCGCTGGGGCGGGAGCAAGAGCACAGCGGCCAGGGCGCACTGCCGGCAGCTGCTGGCAGCTGGCCCTGTGCCCTGCCAGCGCTGCGGCCAGCCGATCACCAGCGATGACCCCGAGAGCAGCTGGCACGCCGGCCATATCGAGGGGCACGCGACTGGCGGCAGCGACAGCGACCCAGCCAACTTCACGCCCGAGCACGCCCGATGCAACATGAGCGACGGCGGAAAGCTGGGCGCCCGGATAACCAACGGCGTCAAGCTGGAGCAGGACTGGACCAGAGAAAGGACGCTCCGCTGGTGGTAAATCCCAAAAGGGCAGCCGGCCGGCCGGCCTGACCGAGTTTTTCAGCGAGACCATGAAAGCCCACGGTTCCCGTCCGCTCTTTTTGCGTGCGTGGGGGCATTGGACCAGGAGAGAAATACAAGAAATGAGCACGGCAAAAAAGAATTGGCCAACGGCAGCCCAGGCATCCGGTCTGCCGGCCGCAATTCTGAATGAATCGGTGGCGTCAGGCTGGATCGCTGAGCGCCCGATCAGCGGCGATGCCACCCGAGTGGTGGCGCGGTACACGAGGCTGGGGGGCGCGAGGTGAGCCGCGCCCTGGCCGGCCGGCCGGCTGCCGGCCGCGTGGCCGTCGTCCGCGAGGCCGGCGCCTGGCACGTCCGGCGCGGCGATGGCCTGGCCTGGCAGCCCTGGGACAGCGCGAGCACCCACCAGGACGCCCTGGTCCTGGCAGCCGGCCTGGCTGCGATGCTTCACGAGGCACCATGCTGAGCCAGATGGGGCACCTGTACCAGTTCGCCACGCCGGCCGTGGACGGAATGGCCGAGGCCCTGACCGTGGCCGGCATCCTGTGGCTGCCGTCCTGGGCGCTGGTGTGCCTGGTCCAGATGCTGAGGGGGCGCCGTCGTGAGGATGCCTGACCATAGCCTGGCCCTGGCCTGGGCGTTCCTGGTGGCCGGCTGGGTGGTCCTGTACCTGGGCGGCATCGCGTGAGCGCCCTGGCGCCGGCCGTCGTGCTGCCGGCTGACCATGACGCTGCCCTGGCGGCGGCGGTTGACCAGGTATTCCGTGACAAGGGGCTGAGCTTCGAGGCGCGGCCCAGCTATTGCAGCCCTGTACCAGCTGGGACTGACATATCTGCTGCCATCGCCGGCGCTGCGCTCATGGGGCTGCCCCTGACGCCCCAGGGCATCATCATCGCCAGCGTCCTGGAGGCGCCCAGCGGCGAGCTTGACCCTCTCAGCGGCCAGCAGATCCCGCTGTATTCCGAGGCTGCCGTGGAGGTTCCACGGCGCTCGACCAAGACCACCACCATCCAGATGGTGCTGCTGGGGCGCTGCGCCCAGCGCCCTGGGTACCAGGTGGTGAGCACGGCCCAGGACGGCACTCGAGCAAGCCAGTTCTTCATGCAGATGGTCCGCATGGTGGAGGCCAAGCTACACCTGGAGCACAGGACGCTGGCCGACGTCGGTATCAGGCAGATCTACAAGAGCCAGGGCCGAGAGTTCATCGAGTGGCTGAACGGTTCCCGCTGGTGGGTGGTCAAGCCCGAGTCAGGGGCGCTGCGCGGCGCTGCGGCAGATGTCATGTGGTTCGACGAGGCCGGCGAGCTTGACCCCGACAAGAGCGCTGACCTGGTGGCCGGCGCCCTGCCCATCATGGATACCCGGCCGCTGGGCCAGGTCATCATCAGCGGCACGCCTGGGCTGGTCCGCGCCGGCCTGTTTTGGGACAGCCTGGAGGCCGGCCGGCGAGACCCCGAGGCCAATGGCGTGGTGGACTTCTGCGCCCCTGACTACGCAGACCCCACCGACGAGGCCAACTGGTGGCGCTACCATCCCGGGCTGGCCTGTGGCCTGACGACGATAGCCAAGCTGCGCAAAAACTTCGACAAGATGCCCGTGGCCCAGTTCGCCCGAGAGTATCTGTGCATCTGGCCGGCTGACCGTACCGTGAGCGCCCTGGACCTGGCCAAGTTCAACGCCGGCAAGGTCTCACCCATCGCTGGGGCGCCCGAGGGCGCGGCCTGGGCGGCAGCGTATGACTGCCATATCGACGGCCTGAGCGCGTCCATCCTGGTGGGCTGGTGGGAGCACGAGGGCGCCGAGGCGCATATCCAGGTGATGGAACACCGGGCCGGCGTGGACTGGCTGCCGGCTGCCCTGGCCCAGCTGCTGAAAGCGTGCCCTGGCGTGCCCGTAGGGTATGACCCCATCGGCCAGAACCAGGTGGTGGCCCAGCAGCTGGCGGGTATGCCGGCTGTGCCCAAGGATGCGCTGCGGCCCATGACGATGCGCGAGGTCAGCGCGTCGGCCAGCATGATGGCCGGCGCCGTGGACCAGGAGACCATCAGGTGGGGCGAGAGCAAGAGCCTGGGGCTGGCCGTGGAGGGCGCCAACTGGCGTTTCAGCGGCGATAACCGCTTTTTCGGGCGCAAGAGCGCGGCCGTGGATATCTCCGGCATCATCGCCGGCAGTGAAGCGCTGTACCTGGCCAGCGGCCTGAAACCGCGCCAGGAGCGCCGGCGCCGGCACGCCGTCAGAACCTAAGCAAACACCGGCAGACCTACGGGACTCTGCGGGACATTCAGCAGCCCTACACCATCCCACCAGCAGCCACCAGGCGCTGGTGGGATGGCGTCTGTGGGCATCCTGAGCGCGTTCAAGATCAAGGGCTGGAACCCAGCCACCGGCTGGACAGGCCAGGACTCTTCCGCCATCGCCTACACGTCACCATGGAGCACCGGCGCCGGCCTGGCGCCCATCATCGTTTCCGAGGGCACGATCCTGCCTGGCCAGGGCGTCACGATGGCCGACGCCCTATCGCTGCCACCTGTGGCCAGGGCCATGATGCTCTACAGCGGTGTGCTGGCGGGTACGCCCCTGGTGTCCCAGGGCGCCGATATTCCCTGGCTGGGCGCGGCCAAGGGCGCCCTGAGTGCCGAGCTTCGCAACGTCCAGATGTTCCAGGATCTCTTTTTCGCCGGCCATACGTGCCTGGAGGTCACCCGCAACGCTGACGGCACGGTCCAGGACGCCATCAGGCTGCCCCTGAACCGCTGGCGCCTGGACGAGGCCGGCAACGTGCTGCGGGACGAGCAGCTGCTAGACCAGGACAGCTTCGTCTACATCCCTGGGCTGCTGCCTATGGGATTCCTGACCTACGCGGCCAGCACCATCAGGCACTACCAGGCGCTGGTGCGCACCATCGAGAGCCGAGGCAGCAACCCTGTGCCCCTTATCGCCATCGAGGTGGCAGACGACTGCCAGCTGACCGATGACGAGATAGACCAGGTGCTGGACGACTGGCACCAGGCGCGGAACGCCAAGAATGGCGCCGTGGCCATCGTGCCCAAGGGCATCAAGCTGACCGTCCTGGGCGATAAGGCCGACGCCAGCCAGATGCTCACCGACGCCCGCAACGCTGCGCGGCTGGACGTGGCCAACTTCGTGAACCTGACCGCTGCCCTGGTGGACGGGAACAACGGCACGAGCGGCACGTATGAGAACACCCTCCAGAACCAGAACGAGTTTTCGGCGCTGTCCCTGCCCCTGTTCACCAAGCCCATCGAATTGCGCCTGTCCCAGGACGACGTAACGCCGGCCGGCACCGTGGTGCGGTTCGACACCAGCCACCTGGACCAGGCCACCAGCACCGATGCCCAGGGCAACACCGGCAGCGCCGTGGGAGAGCCGCTGGCCATCCCTGCGCCAGCAGATCAGAAAGGTAACGAGTGACCATCATCAAGGCAGCCGGCCGGCTGCTGGCGGCGGACCAGGGCAAGCGCGAGCTTAGCTATCTGCTGCTGCCCTTCGGAGAGCCTGGGAACACCAGCGCCGGCCGCGTGACGGCCAGCGCCGGCGTCCTGACCCTGCCGTCTGACCCCACCACCCTGGTGGCCAATGACGAGCACGACTACAAGCGCCCGCTGGGCCGGTTCACGTCCGTCACTGAGGCCCAGGACGGCCTACGTGCCACGGTCCGCGTCCTGGAGACCACGGCCGGCAATGACCTGCTGCTGGAGGCCCACGAGGGCGTCAAGACCGGCATCAGCGTGGAGATTGACCGGCCTGTCATCCGTGACGGCAAGCTGCTGGGCGGCGAGCTGACCGGCGCCGGCTTTTGTGTCCGGCCGGCGTTCCCGAGCGCCCAGCTGGTGGCGTCCGATATGGGAGACCTGGCCGACGCTGCCCAGGCAGCGGCCGACGCTGCCCAGGCTGTGGCTGACCAGGCTGCTGCCATCGCCGGCGCCCAGAACCAAGACAACCCACCCGCACCATCCCAGGAGAGCAACCAAGTGCCCCAGGCTACTGCTGCCGCGCCCGCTGCCGGCGCCCCTATCCTCCAGGCCACCCAGCAGCCGGCCGCTGCGCCCAAGGTGAACGCCTTCATGGCCCTGGCCGAGACCCTTAGCGGTCTCCAGGCCACGGCTGACCAGGGCGGGCCCCAGGCGCTCCAGGCGGCGCTTACGCCCATCACCCAGGCTGACGCCTTCGACGTGGCCACGGTCCCGGACTACGTGGGCGAGCTTTACCGTGGGCGCACCTACGCCCAGCGGTATGCGCCCCTGGTCACCCAGAAGAATCTGACGGCCTACAAGTCCCACGGCTGGCGGTTCAAGGACGGCATGACGCCCACGGTGGACGACTACGCCGGCGACCTGGGCGCGGTTCCCTCGAATCCCGTAGAGCTTGAATCGGTGGAGATGGCGGCCAAGCGCCTGGCTGGTGGCCACACGCTGGATCGCGTCTACACGGATCTTCCCGACGCCGGCGCGATGGCGGCCTACCTGCGCGAGTCCCAGGACGACTACCTGCGCAAGATCGACGCCCGAGTCCTGGACCACCTGGGCACGTTCGCCCAGGGCAACCATACGGAGACCGTGGCGCCGGCCGCGCCGGCTTTCTACAGCGGCTCTGAGGGCTGGCTGAAGCTCATTCATGGCGCCCGCGTGCTCTTGGACCAGGCGCTGCCCACCTACGCCATCGTGGGGTCTGACCTCTGGTTCGAGATGGGTCTCACGAGCGCTGACCAGCGCCTGGAGTACCTGAGCACCCAGCTGGGGCTGGAAGAGGGCCAGCTGGACAAGTTCAAGCTGGTGGGCGCCCCGTACAGCGCCACGAGCATGAATGGCAAGGTGATCGTGGGCGCCGATGGCGGCACGACCCTGGAGCAGCTGCCAGGTGGCCCCGTCCGCGTGAACACCGTGGGCATCGCCAGCGGTTCCATCGACCACGGCGTCTTCGGGTACTACAAGCTCTGGACCCCGGATAAGCGTTA